TAACAGTAGTAAATGGATTAGTAAGTGTAGTTACCTTACGTATAGGCGTGATGTCGTTATATACACCACCGTTCTCTACGTAGTATTTAAGATTGGTGCCGACGCCAAGCAAGTTATATCCGCGCAGCGTTACCCAGTTCCATAACGAACGAGCCACACCAACATAGGTATTACTTGATAGTGGAGTCCATCCACCTATCTTTTGTGGATAGCCTGAACGGAATCGTACCTTGTCACACTCAAACCAACCGCCTTCGTTAGCAAGCGTGGTTCCTTCTCTATTGACGCCTGGACGCAATTGCAGTTTTTGTAATGGCATTTTTATCCACCTAAGTACAAAGCACGTTCATCTTTGCGGCGGTTCTCCAGCCCTCTCAGAACTTTGCCCCCGGCTTTGCAATACTTTAATAATTCATCAGCCGCACCGGCGTAGTCGCCACGGTTGTGCCTCTGTCGAAGTGTGCTGCGCTGTAATGTTCCTAATCCTACGTTGAAGCTAAAGCTGACCAAAGCATCAAACCAGCCTTGACGGCTACCAGCAGTAGGACAATATTTAAGAACTCCGCGCTCAAACCTCTCAAGGTCTTTTGCAAGTATGGCATTGACTTCTTCCAATGTAAATGTGCGGTTCCAGCCTTCTGGACAAGGCAGTTTTACTCTGTCTTCTATCTTTACTTTAGCGTGATTTGGGTCAATCACATGGCCCACGCCGATTGTCCAAAGCTGTGCCGGACACCTGTAAGGCTTTAGTCTTGTGCCCTCATGGTGCGCAATCATCTTCAAAGCCTTGGGGCTTATCATTTCCCAAACGCCCGTCCACCAAAGTGAAACGCTATGATGCTGGCAAACAAAGCCTGTGTCTCATCATCCCAAAGCTGGTCAGCCAAAACGTTAAACTCTACCCCTGTAGTTATGCCCTTGTAGGCTAGGGTTGAGTCAATAGCCACTAACAGAAAGAAGAACCCGTAGGTAATCACAGGCCGCACACTAGCTCGCAGGTCTTTCATCCACTGGCTTGTACCTTCATTTAGGCTTGTATCGTGGGCGTAGATTGCGTTCATCTCCGCTTGCTGTGCGCCTATCAGGGCCTGTTTATTATCTGCCTCTGTCTGGACTTTAATCTCATCAAGTTTGATAGCTTCGATCTGTTGCTGTGCCGCGTAACCCGCTGCAAGTAACTGTAGCTCGCGCTCTGTCTGTAGCTTGGCTAACGTGATCTCATGGGACTTGTCCTGCCGGTCTTGGAAAAAGTCTAGTATTTTGGGCAAGCCACCCATCAAAAAAGACACTAACGTAGAAAGTAGAGTCAGCATTATTCGCCCCGCATTTCTAGTAATATTTTTGCACGTAATTCACGCATTTTCTTTATCTCTTCCATCGCTACATTTGTCGCGTTATTCATGTCCATGTACATAATCCCCATCACGGGTAGTGCAATAATCAACACAATGCACATAACCAAGAGGGAGATGAGTAAAGTGAACGGTACGTGTGGCTCGTCCTTATCAGAATCATTACGCTTAGGAACCATAGGATCACGAACAACACTGCGAAAATTGACGTCAGTTGATTTTGAATCTGCCTTTTTACTCTTGCTCGTCGCCATTTTAATGCCTGCTGTTTCTGGTATTCCTGACGTTGAACCTCGGCGCGTTCCTCTTTGACCCTTTCCCTCATTACTTCAAACTCTGTCCACACAGCACCCAGTTGTTGCGGTGCTTGATATACGAGCATTTCACGTAATTCTGTTTCTAACTTTAGCATTTCCTTCTGCGCCAGAACTCGGTTAAATGCTTCTTGGTTTAACGACAGTTCTGGGTCACGCGACTTCTTTGCCTTTAACTCTTCTTCATGGACATGCTTTTCAAGAGACTCGTGTGCTTTAAAAAAGTTACCAAGGTGTTTGCTTAAATCTTCAACAACATCCTTGGCCTGTCCATACGCATCTACTAACTCCATCCCTTGCGCTTTGTACTCTTGGTACATCTCACAGCCTTTGCGTATTGCAGCGGCTGCGGTTTTGGCTGCGGCTAGGAGGGTAAGAGGATCCAAGATGTTGTAGCCTCATCCCACGAATACATAGCGCCATCTGTAGGCATAGGTGTAGGAGCCTGCCATTTAGCATCAGCGTCTAACGTCCAGCTTGGATATGGCTGCGGTGGCACAAACGCATCTATGTCAGCTCGGTATGTGTAACCTATGCCAGCGTAGTTCTTACGCTTGTTGCCGTTGTAGCTGGTCTGTTTCCAGTTGCCACCAAGTACGCGCTCGCAGAAAGCAGCACCGATATGTTCTTTCTCAGTACCGTAAGCATCAGCCGTGTCTTTGTTATCGACTACGATGACTTGGATAACTACGTTGTTGCTATCTAATTGACAGAAGTGAGCCACATTTATCTCCTTGCGAAAGTTCCATGAAATTTTTGCCGAGCTTCATCTGCAACCAACTCAGCAAATTCAAAATCTTCGAAGTAACCTATAGTCCTTCGAATCCTATCAACAGTTATATTTACGCACCATTTTTTAGTAATTTTTTCCCAATAAACATTTTTACATCCAGATTTGCTGTTTTTATGTGTAACTCTATTCAAACAGTTCATCTGTTGGGTTGTCTCCCTTAAATTCTCTACGCTATTGTTTTCTCTATTGTTGTCAATATGGTCAACAATCTCTGGGAAATATCCATGATGGTACATAAAAACAAGTCTATGAAGAGCATAAGCTTTTTTATCAACCACTAACCTTCTATACCTATGATGTTTGGTAATTGGCGTAGGCTTATGTTCGTCATCAGTTGATTTCCAAAAGAACGCCCCGTCCCTGTAGTCATACAGTTCCTTTAGGCGCTCTTGAGTAATCATTACTCTTCTCCTAAATGAAGTCCAGTCAGACTCTCATCTGACCCTATGTAACCTTTTACAAAGGTGTTAAACGAAATACTGATACGCGTTCCCTCGCCCTGCTTGGTCTGAACCATGTGCGTCAAGTTGGATGGAAAGATAATTAAATCGCCTGCGCCTGTTTCATACCACCAGCTCTCACTATTCCAATGGTTCCAGTTTTCGGTTGGAATCTTTATGCGCTCGTAACCATCTTTGTAAAAATAAATTCTGTCTGTTTCTCTGTTTGCTTGCGGGTAAAACACACCAGATATGATGCTGTTTGGGTGAGCATGTTTATGATGGTATTGACCCTTATCAGTAAAATTAGCCCACGACTGAGTAATGTATGGCGTTACATCATTCTTGGGCGCATATACTGACTTAAAGTAATCCAGCATCGCGTCTTCAATAAACTCACGAATATCTGTCATCTCAACAGACTTCAAAATAATTCTGTTTTCGCTAGTGGTATTACCTTCGTTTGGGTAACGCACTTGTTCTCTAATAAACTTTAATTCTTCTTCAGTCAGATCACGGTCTAATTTAGAAAAACCTACCGCTGTGGGGAATAGGTTATTTATGTTCATGCAACCGCCTGATCGTATATTTTCTGTTGACCAAGCATCTGTTCTCTTTGCTCTTCAGTCCAGACCGTATTGATGCTGTCCTCAAAAGCTTTTATCTTTTCCATCGTCTCTAGCACTTCTTCCATGCTTGGACACGGGCGTGGGTCTTCCCATCGTGTAAACGTGGTGTTGCTTATCTCCCACTTAGCGCCGGGGCGCAGTAGGTGCATAGCTGTGTCAATACCGTAGAGTTGATAAAGTTTAGTGTCCATAAATTAGCTGTAATTTAGTTTAAGAATAACGATGCCTGAACCGCCGTTCGAACCCGGACGGCTACCACCCGCACCACCGCCACCACCACCACCTGTGTTTGTTGTTGCAGCAGTAGATGCTGGTGTATTTCCGTCTCTTCCTCCATTACCACCACCACCAGACCCACCTAACGCTATTAAAGCAGGAGATGGCCCACCACCGCCACCACCACCGCCAGCATACATTGTTGATGTTCCTGTAATAGCTGATGCGAAGCCTGCACCTCCAGTGCCTCCTTGATAAACTATTGGACTTGAAGCGCCGTTTGAACCTACGGTACTTGCACCGCCGCCGCCTCCAGCACCTGTGTTAGCGCCACTTTTATTTGCCCCTCCCGTGCTGCCTTGGCTTGGGCTGGTTGCTGGAGTGTTTCCTGCCCCACCAAAATTTATCGTACTACCACCACCAGCGCCACCACCAGAACCTCCGGCAATACCGGGCGAATTAACTCCACCACCGCCTCCA